TTTTGTCTTATCCATTACATTACTTTGCAGCTTGTTTTACCGCGTGAAGCAATACCATCAGCACGTTTAGATACTGAACCGCCTTTAGCCATCTTAACCATTTTGCCTTCGGTTTTGCCTTTCTTTTCAATGCCACCGCCGCGAGCCATTTTCATCTCGCCTTTCTCATGTTTGATCATTGACTTAGGAGCGCCCTTCTTTTTCATGAAGTCGATTTCCTTTTTAACCATTGCTTTTGACTCTTTCATTTGACCACCTTCTGATTTAGTGAACTCTTTCCCCACCTTCTGTGGGACGCCTACCTGCTTTGCAAATTTAGGGTTATGCGCTACAGCCTGCATAAAACGCTCTTGTTTTTTACTAGTTGCCGGCACGTTTGCTATCCATTAATCTATCAAGTTTTTCATCTAGGCGCTCTAATCTATCTAACACCCTATTGATATCAGCATGTACTTCAGCTTTTGTAACATATTCTTTAGCTAGCTCTTCTCTTGTGCGGTTAAGTAATATGGCAATACGCTGAAACTCAGCTTTAAATTCATCCATTTGCTTTGACCTAGCTGCTAATAACCAACCCACTGTAGCCATTGCAATAGTTAATACACCGCTCCAGACAGCTTCAAAATTCATCTTTAACATTTCCATCGTTTGAGGCTTGCGGCTTTACGCGTAGGCTTGCCTTTTTCGTCTTTCATAGGACCGGGCATACCACTCATACGAGCGCAAAATGACTTCTTACGCGCACCGCCTTCTGGTTGTGGGGCTTTGAGATTACTGCCTGTGGCTGCGTTATATTTGGCACGACCTTTTGCAGTCAAGCCTGCCCCCTTAGCTACGGGCAGCTTTTCGCCACGACCTACAGCTAGAGATGGGGTTTTTTTAGTAGCCATTTAAATCTGCTGTTTAAGTGGTTGAAGCTGATAACTACCAGCCCCAGAGTTTAATTAAGCAGCAGCAATGGTGGCTAATGTGTCTGAGCGCTTCCAGTTAGTGCCGTCGAAAAACGCTAACACTGGGCTGCCAGCGGCACCGTTTGAAAAATACGCTACGCTACCTGTAGAAGCTACAGTAGGTGCAGTTGCGACAGTGAACACGCCGAGGTTTACTGGACCTGAAAATGAAGTTTGTGCCATTGTATTTCCTTGTATATGCAGTACATCGCTCTATAGTCTCTGCATCGTCCGCTGGGTCGGTCTATAGAACTGGGTTGCCCAGTAATACTTACTTTATACACCGTAATCCGTTTAAACGCAATAGGTATCCGAATTAAACATAAAAAAACCCCGCCTTTTGAGCGAGGTTTAAACCATTAACCTTCAACAGTTTAATTAGGCGCCGGGGCTGCCCCACATACCGAGGGGATCAGACCAACCGAACGAATAACGTTCGCGAGCCTTGTAGCGCATGTTGCCGGTATCGAAATCACCGTCCATACCTGTTTTCATAGGCATACGGACAAAGTGTTTCAAGCCGTTAGGTACATCAGTCTTCAAGAACCAAGCGTTGTTATCCGTCAAGAAGTGGTTAACTGAATAACCTTGAGGGATAGAACCGTTGTTCTCGATAGCGTTGATGTCGTTATCAGCCGTACCAACACGGAGCTTTGTTTCCAACAAGCGGGTTGCAACGAATTGCAATGCAGGAGGAACAAGCAACTTAACAGGACGTGCAGCAATCAAAAGACCGCGTTCGTCAGTCCAAGCTGCAATTTGAATCACAGCATTTTCCAACGATGTTTCGTTCAGGTCAACACCAACAGATGAAGTGTTTGAGTTAACACCGCCACCAGCTAATGGGTGAGCTGACGAAAATAAAGCAACTGAATCGCCACCGGGATAGCTTGCGCTAAAGCCGTTGTTTAACACAGCAGCAGCTTTAACTTGCTTTGTGTATGACATAGCACGAGCCAATGACTTAGTGTAACGAGCTGATAAAGAGTCATAGAGGTTGTCCTCTACTGCTTCTTCGGTCAAGCTGAAACCCATTGCAATGGTTTCGTGATTGTAGCGAGCTGTCCAAGCTTCCTGAGCATTGTCATAAGCGATGGCAGAACCTTCGTTTTTAACAGGTGCAGCAGAAAAGCCTGAAAGCTTTGTTTCTTCTTCAAAAGAACGCTCTGAGGTCTCTGTTTCGTAGATCTCTTTGTGCTCTTCGCCATAGGTCGAGTACTCCAAGCCGAACAGGGCGTTTAAACCCGGGAGTAACTCTTTAAGTAGTTGTGCGCGTGAAATAGCCATTTATTTGCTCCTTAGACGCCGACAGCGGTGTCATATGCATGCATACCGAAGTTGAGCTTTACGATCACTTCAGGATACAGCGTGTTGCCGCCAGAAATATAAGCGGTGTCAGGCACAACGTCAACGATGCGGACTGGCAAAGTATCAGTTGTAGCAGTCGATGCTAACAAAGCAACTTGTGAGTTGCCAGCAGCAGTAATGCCAGTGTTGTTTACTAATGTGGCGTTTTCACCAACAGAAGTGTATTGAACACCAGTAACAACTGTCGTGCCAGAAACGATAGCAACTTGGAATAATGTGTCAGGATCATCACAAACATAAGCTGTAATAAAACCAGAGGTCACGGTTGTGCCGCCAACAAAGTTCTGTTGGAATTGCAATTGACCAGTGCTAGGGTTGATAAACTCACAACCAAGAAACACACCAGCGAAGCCGCCAGTAGGTTTAGCAGTTGTTGCAGCCGAGCGGGCGACGGTACCATCACTGACTTTAACGAGTAAATCGCCAAAGCCAATTGAAGTTGCATATGCACTAGCAATACGCATCTTACGAGTGGAACCAGCGAACACCTGACCACCGATCAAATTGACCGGCTTCAAGCCATAAGGCTTGTCAATAGTGGGGTAAGCCATTTGTTAACTCCAAATTTAAATTTAAGAACCTTTACCAAAGCTACTTGTGGATTTACGGTCGTTAAACAGTGGCATCCGCGCATCGCTTTGGCGCATAAAATTGCTGTCTACAGCATCCGTTTGAGACTTGCTTTGCTGCGCATAATAATCATTACGCTGCTGAACAAGTTCTTCAGGAGTCTTGCATAACAACAATCCGCCGATCTCAATCCCGTCTTGAAATTTTGAGGTTGAATCGACTAGCAGTTTAAACTTCGGTTGCTCGCTAATCTTCACAGGCTCCCAGCCTTCTCTGAGCTTGCCAGAGATATTGCGTGGGTCTGGAACATTGAGCATAGAGACTCGAATCCATCGATATGCATAGCCCGGCTGTTTGTCCGGTTCTGGCAAGAGTTCTGGTGGTGCCCACTGCTTAGGGCGTTCATCCATCGCTCGAGTTTGCAAATCGCGGGTTATTTTAGATTCAGACATTTTCGTTCTCCAGTTTAAGCACTTCTTTCACGTATTGTTCGGGCGTTATGTTTAGTCGCTTGATTGTGTTCATTTGCGACGTAGTAAGTCTTACCTTTTTTGATCCGGTAGACCTTGTTGCTGGTGCAACAACATTTGGCGCTTTCTTACGTGGTGCTTCTGAGTCACCGAAATTCTCTGAAAATCTTCGTCGCATTGTCTTGTCCAATGTTACGTAATATTCTTCAGAACCAACTTGAACGCCTTCTTTTTTAAGCTTTGCGTGTAAGCCTAAAGCCGCAGCGGTCATTTCCTCGTCCTGACCAAACCATTTGTTGCGTTCTTGCCACGCTAATGCTGTTTGATCAACTTGAGGTTGTTGTTGCTGTTGTACCTCAAAATTCGGTTCTTGTAAAGGGGTTGGTTTATAACTATTAACCTTCTCCATTTCAAAAGCATTCTTAGTTAACTGCTCTTGTGCTTCCAACATTCTGTCAGTGTCACCTGACTCGTATGCCTCTTTGTAGCTTTGCTTTGCCTTTTCAAGCTTCATCTCAACAGATTGTTTAATAGCGCCGACATACTCTGTCTGCCCATTATTAATCATGCTACGCATCTTGCGGTTCTCTTCTAGCAACCGTTTAGCAGTTGATAATGCCTCTTGGTTTTCTCTGGTAATAGCTTCTTTAGCTCGGCGCTCATCATGCCAGACCTTCTTAAGCTGTTTAAACCTTTGGCGAACTTCACCAGAATAACTCTCAAGTTCGTCTTCTTCTAAGGACTTGACGATGTCATCTGGCATTGGTTCTCTACCCTGATCTTCCTCTGGGGTATCGTCCTCAACCTCAATATCAAACTGGTCTTCCTCGTCTGGAAATTTATACTTATCCATATTCTTTCTCCTTAAGCGCGTTTAATACCACGGGGGTCAAGAACTACACCCTCTACGGTATCGTCATTTATAAGTCGGAATTCACGACCGTGAATTAACAACCGTGATCCAGAGTTTGGCCTGACTAAAACAAAGTCACCGACCTTGCACCACGGACCATTTGGGAACCTTTTTTCATCCTTGTAGCATTCGTCTCCGAGAGCAACAACAAATAAAACGGTTGTTAAAACTTCTTCGTGTTGGACGGTTAAGTCCGATTTAATAATCCCGCTTTCATATTCCTTTTCAACTTCAGGAATAGCGCATAAGATTCGATACCCAACAGGTTTTGGTAATTGACTAGCCTTTTCTTCAAAGTTAAATTCGCCCACTACCTTGGGATCATTGGGGTTTGAGCCAATGAGAATCGTCATCAGTTTTCTCCAGATTGTTTTTGAGGTCTATGATGTAACTGCGAGCAAGGAGAAGACCTCGAATCTCCCCGCACATTCTTTTGTATGACTCGGCATCTTCGCTACCAGTACATACGTGGTCTTTAATTTGATTGACTTTGTCGTTTATTTGCAACGTTAGCACTTCAAATATGTCCATTATTGGTTCCTATCTAGTTCAGAAGCAATCTTAATGAGCATGTCGGCCTTGTTTTTTGACATAGACGCGCCCTGCTTTAAGCCCTCTAATTGCATTTTTGCTTCTAATTCTGCATGATCTATAGATGCTTTAAGACCAGCCTGAAGACCTGCAATCTCTTTCTGAGTCTCAATACGCTCACGTTCAATAGCTAATTGGTCAGCTTTTGCCGCTGCATCCACTTTGTCTTTATTAGACTTGCGCTCTATTTCCATTTTCTTCAATTCAAGGTCTTGCTGTTGAAGTTGAATCATTGGGTCTTTAGCTTGCTCTTCAGCCTGTTTTTGTTGGGCTTCAGCTTGGTTTTGTTGCAATAAGCGTTGTGATGCTTCTGCAAGCAACGGGGCAAGACGAGCTTCCTGTTCTGGATCGAGATGGATAGGTTCTCCAGCGTCATCCTCTTGAGGTGGCATATTCATGCCTAATTGCTGTTCAATCTGTACGCGATAAGCAAATCCTAAATGCTCTCCAATATGAGCTTGCATTGCTGACTGTATCTGAGCAGCCATTGGACTTTGACCCACTATTGACAACAACTTAGGGTCTTGCATAGCAGACATGTGAACTGTCATGTGAGCTTGATGGTCTTGATATGCAAAAGCTTTCACTGGCTTCATATTAAGAACGTTTTGGTTCTCTGTTACTGGGTCAGTTGGCTTTTGCTCATCATGTGATGGTATAAGCTTAT